GTCCTCCCTGGTATTGCGGCTTTTAGAGGCCCAGAAAATACTTTTGGGTCTTTAGGAGCCTGCTTCCCACCAGTAGCCATTGCCTTACGCGCTGTGTTAAGAGCAGCGGCGATTGCCTGTCGTCTCGGGTGGCCAGCGTGTATCATCTCAGAGATGTTCTCACTAATGACGGCGGGGGATTTTCCATGTTTCAGAGGCATTTTAATACACCGAGTAAGTTAAGTTTGCCTGTATAGTCCCAGTAACTACCATGACAATTCCATTGGAACACTCAACACCAACAGGATATGATCCAAGAGTAGATGAATCGTCTAAAACAAACAGCAAGCTAGATGACGGTATAACGCTCGAAACCGCACTGTTATATATGCTTACTGTTCCACCTGCTTCTACAATGTTAATAGATACTACTCTGCTTCTTCCGCTATAAATAACAGCAGTGGAAGTTCCAGCTGCGGGATAAGTATTAGATGTATATTGCCCACTAAGATACTGTTGCGTCTTATTAAGAGAATTAAACGCAACAACTAGATTTTGAGTTGCGGTAGTAAGTGTGTCATTACCTGCATACGTAGGCATTATCTTCTCCCACTCGGAGCAAACCTAAAACGAATAGAACCCAATCTCCAGAAACTACCTAAATCGTCGCTTTCAATCTTAACCGACATAAATCTCCCGCGAAATCTTGGACTTATAAATGGTGTCTGTTCAGACGCAGTAAACGGCCCATAAACTCTAGGCGTTTGCCCCGCATAATCTGTAACATAAAAAGTAAAGTTTAAATTAGCTGTTGGTGACCCAGAGTAAGTCCCCCACTTCATATCAGGAAGAACCCAATCAACAAATATTAAGTCTTCTCCATTTGTAAGACTTGAATAACCAGTTTGCATCGATGCGTTAATTGGAACAGTTGTATCACCTACTGCTAGATCATACGATGTTTCGTGCTGGTATATCCAACCGTTTTCATCTGATCCAATAGGAAATCCCAACACTGACTGGTCAGTCCACGCTGTTCGTCCTAAATAACCAAAATCCCATTCGTTATACAAAGTATTATAACAAACATACGCATCTGGCGTTCCGTCAGATGAGGCATTGCTTGGGAAATACCATATCACTTCGTTAAAAAGTGAGTTACCTCCGCATACCGTTTTTGCTAGTTTATCTTGCGTAGAGTTTTGGAATATAAAATCCCAAACACTACAAGGCAAAGGCTGTGGAGCAGAACCGCTTTGCATAACAAAAAATTGCTCTTGGCTCATCCAGTATACTGAATTATTTACAATCCCTACGCCCCTAGGGGATAATAAGCCGCACCCATTACCAATTTTTAGGAAGCTAAAAAAGGTAGGATAGGACGTATATTGCGCTGAATAAACATCTATGTCAGTAAACCAGAATTGTTGGTTTTGAGCTTGTATTCCACGAACAATCTTAGACCCTGTTGGTATTGTATAAAATCCAGCAGTGCTGGAACCTCCAATATTCCAGTTAGTAAAATTGGTTGAATCCGACCACCTAATATAAAGAGGATTTTGAACTGGGTCTAAATAATCAGATGTCCCCCAAGCCATAATCTGTCCAGATGGCATAGCAACAAAAGCCCCTGTGCTTGCCGGAGGACCACTATTGATGATCGAAAGATCTTGGTAACCACCAATCGGTGAAAACGTAAATATTGGTCCATTCTGAGCACACGCAACTAATGTGGATTCAATACTGTCTAACCACCAATTATCTGCTGTATAAGTTGATGATAAAGAACTTTTAAAACGACTGCCCTTTGATGTTTCAGGAATAGTATTTAATAATCCCTCTTTTCTTTCCAAAGCAGGTGGCGGTGGCCCAGGGGATGCGGATATCCAATACGTTAAACTAGTAAACCCATTATTCATAAAAACCGGCTCGCCAGAGGGAGTGCTGCTTGACGCCTCGTATTGAGCATTAAAAGTAATAAACCCATCTTGCAATATTTGAGTTACGATATATTGCCCAACAATTGTTAATCCACCAACAGATGTTGGTACTGTAAATCCAATTCTATCCCCTACAGCAATAGAATTATATTGATATTGAGTAGGGAAAACCATAATAACAGACGCGTTACCAGCAAATGTCTCAAACCCTATTAATGTTCCAGATACAGTTGTCTCATTTGATGTAGCTGCATAACCTGCATTAATAACATATGTATGAGTATCTACCGATGAGGATACAATAGGATATATTGAATCAAGAATTAAACCACCAACGGCAACCGGTGTGTTGAATTGTACGGAATCAAATGTTGTTAAAGAGGGAGCTGTTGTGTCAACTATTGTTACTAAGTTAGAACCAACAGCCGTGCTATATGTAGGGGATGCTAATGATGAATTAACATACTGAGGAGATATGTCCCGTAACTCAGAAGTATTAGCATTATATGTTAATACAGCAGAATTAGTTGCTATTCCTAAATAATTAATACCCTCAAAATCACCCCACGGCTTCAGAGCACACGGAACGCCATTCACAGGTTGATTTATATAAAGCGAGCAACCACCCCTTTTTTCAGGCAAATTAGCTCGCCAACGGATAAAATTACTGCTCTGAATGCCTGTTGGGTTGCCAGCAGGGGTTGGCTCAACGTTGACGCCAACATTGGGTGTGAGCTGTATTTCTTGGAATGGCATATATTATCTCGTTTGGGAGACTGGGATAGACGAAAACGGAGTCCAAGCAGGTCCCGCCCACTTTTTGCGTAACTCAAGAAGATTGGCAGACTGAAATAGGGTTTGATATTGAGATTCCCATGATGCAGCCTGTTGTGGATTATCAGACTGAGCACCAAAATCCCTCATATAACCAGAAGCAAATATCATACTCGCCGCCAAGAATAAATCTTGTAAATATGTCGTCAGGAACGTCGTTGGGTTCGCTGAAGAAAGCGGAGCAGGCTGAACAGTTCCAATAATTTCCACGCCGTAACTCTGATCAGGCCAAGGTCCAACAATAATGTTGAATTGGTCAACCATAGCAAAACTTTGAGGTAAACTTAGTGTCTGGCTGCTATTCCACACAGAGTTTAGGTAATCCATAGAAACAGCAGTTAGCTGGTTTCTTACCCCTTTGTCTGGGATAACTCCCGCTGGAGTGATAACATTAACCCCTGTGACTGTATAAAAAATACCTGCCGAACCATTTGTTGGGATAGGGAAGCTTCTCACTCCCGCCGTCAAAGATTGTGTCCCATTGACAACAACAGTGTTTAATAAATCAATTTCCCTGTAGATTCTGTTTTCGGCGTATGCTATGCAATCAGGAAGGAAATTTTGGAAATCTATCGTTGTTGGGTCAGCAGCCATTAGGTTTGCAAGCGACGTGACATACGTAGTATAATTCATCATCGATCAACCTTATTGTTGTATTTATCTAAATACATAAATTTATGGCCTTTAGTCGTTTTCTGTTTTCCTCTACAAACTTCATAAACATTTTTAACACCGTAATATTCACCAGCTTCCTTCATAGTAGGAAATATTTTAATTTCATCAAGTTCAATTACAGATCTTGCCATTCCGTGATCACCGCCACGTAATTTATTGTATTTTATTTCTGGCCTATTAGCTGATTCTTTGCATCCTTTTCTATGTTTTTCTTTAAAATCTGGATCGGTGTGCATTATTTTTGATTGTATGCTTTGTTTTAATTTATATTCTGGAGTATTATTAACTAATTTTAGAGTTATTTTTTGCTTTGCTTTAGTTTCTTCAGGTGTTTTCATTCCAGTTCTTGAGGTATTACCTAGCATCCGAATACGATTAAATTCTTTTATTTCGGGACGATTTTGTATCACTTTTTGAGTTTTCGACATTTTTTCACGAGTTTCTAAAGAATGTTTAAATCCTTTTGACAAACCTGTCCCACCCAGAGTTTGGTTTGTTAAAATGTTATGATCTTTTAAATACCACCAAAATGCTATACGTTCTTTTTCGTATTCAAGTGCATTATCTTCATTAGAAAAATATGCAATTATCCTAACATCTCTTTTAATTCCATTTTTAAGTAAATAATTTGTTGTATCATTAGTTCTTTTATATCTTTGTAAATTATACGCACGATTTCCGCTTCCTTTACCAATGTAATAAGGAAGGTTAAAATCCATGCGATACCATTCATAAACATAATACATTATTTATCTGCCTTTGAATCAAGTTTGCTTTCTAACTTGTCATATATTTTATCTAATTTATCAAATATAGTTTTTACAGCATCGTTAAATTCATCTTTACGAACATATAGAATTGGTAGGCTGCATTCGATGTCGTGTATTTCTTGCTGAAGCCTGTTTACCGCATCCCAAATTGCTTTACAGAACCAGCCAATTCCAGCAATGAACGCACCGGAAGCTAGGTTAATAATCGGTTGATATTCGTTCATCGCCCCACTTCCTATTTTACCTACGCGGTTCCATAATATCCCCGCAAGTCCTTGTATTGTATACTAACTTTTTTTGATTGCTTCTTCAATCCACTTTAGGTTGGATTGTAAACGATCATCATTAGGTTCTTTTTCGGCAGCCAATTTAGCGTGTTCTAACGACAGGTCTTTAAGACCTAGGTGCCACGCTGAAATAGAAGCTAAATCGTGGGGTTGAGCTCCCCATACGGCAGGGTCGCAGGTGTAAACCAACTCTCTGTCTTTAATCCTCAAAGCCCTAATCGCATATGCGAAACACTCTTCCCAACGATGTTGTGTATACATTAGAAGAGATAAGGAGCACCAAGGCTCTCTGGTATTAGGAGCCTCGCCACAAGCGTTTTGATACGACTTCTCGGCATCCGACAGATTACCTAGATTTTCGTAACATTTGCCCATAACTCTATAAGCGTAGCAGCGTTCATTACCCCATGTTGCCGTAGGTAAGGCTAAGTATCGTCTGCACTCGGTAAGAGCTTCTTCCCACTTTGCGTAGAATGAAAGTTCCCTTGCATAATAAAACGCATTCCGAGGGCAGCGCGGATCTTCCTTAACTGACAAAGCAAGAAGATCCAAGTATTGTCCACGGCTCTTAGTAGGGTCGGGATGGTGGCTTACTAATAGTTTCTGAGTATAGGCATACTGTTCATTAATACGTCCGTCCGGTGTCGGATACTCGTGGCACGGGTGATGCCAGTAGTATCCATGACGAGCGTGGATTTTTTCATATTGAAATTTAATCCCCGACCCCCAGTCAAACATATATCTGAGCCGTGTCGTCCCCTCTACCCATACTTTTTCTATTTCCTGACGCCATCCAGCCTCAAGAACCTCGTCTGCGTCCATGCAGATACAAATGTCTATGTCTTTTGGGATAAGAGCAATATTAGCGTTTCTTGCGTGATCAAAACGCCAAGGAGTAATGCATATCTCGTGAACGACTACGCCTTCCTGCTTGCATATCTCTACAGTTTTATCGGTGCTACCCGTATCTGCCATAAGAAGAAGATCAGCCTCTCTAGCAGAATCAGCCCACCTCTTAACAAATTTTTCTTCGTTTTTGGTGATGGTATAAACGCAGATTTTTGGGGCTACCTTTTGGTCAGACCAGCAGTAAACGCCAATCTCCCCGTCTATTGCACTCCAGTCTGGCTTCCCAAATACATGTATAAATTTATCATTAGTCCAATTATCAACTACGTGAGCCTCGTAAGGATTATCCTCTACCTCACTCTGTGGGTAATGACCAATCGGTATGCTGATAATAACAGTATCAGCAATCAGTCTAATCTTGCGAACAATTTCTCTCGCCTCATCCTCGCTCATATGCTCCAAAACGTCGCCAGCTATAGCTAAGTCAAAATGACCTAACTTTTCATAGTCAACTGTGCGTGCATCTTGTATTATTAATTTTTTATATATTTTATCTAATTCAAATTTCTCTATATATGGGCTCCAGATTTCTATCCCAGTAACATCAGAACTGGGGAGCATTTTTGCGTATGTTCCACTCCCAACGCCAATATCCAACACCTTATCTTTTCTCACGCGAGACAAGATATTCTTGATATGCTGTTTACCGTCATTTGAACTGTATGGCATAAATACTCCTCAGTTTCAGAGTTATCAGATATTATTGTTCTACAGGTGTTTCCTGCGGATACTTTTTCTGGATCTCTTCTACCTGAGCATTTGCCTGTGAATGAATAGCGTTTACTGCATCAGCATTAGACGTAACCATAACATATGGCGCGCTTCCCAAAACGTTCAGGATACTACGCCATTGAGCAACCGTCAGCGCGAGGGTTACTGTTTCATCTTCCATTATACTATCCTCTTAGTTTATTAAGGCTCTTCGCCCACAATAATCGCCGTTGACGTGTCTCTGTCTAACTTAAGATATCCGTCACAGGCGATATTCCAGTCCTCGTCAGTGCGTTCTGATTGCGACGGGACATTAATTTTTACATGCTTGACAAGGTATTCTTTTTTATTTTGAAATACCCTCCAAACGTGGTCAACAGTTCCTCGGCCAGCTTGGCCTCTCGACTTATTGAACCGTATAAGAAAGTGATCCATTAAATAATCTCCGCTTGCGGCGTGCATTCTGGAGTTAATGATGGGACAGGAGGAACATATTGGACATTCATATTGAAGTGAACAAACCTTATAGGATTGTCAGATGCGTGTCTTCCAAAACTGTGGGGCAACCAAGAATTAGTAAAAACAAGCAACCCTTCTTCTGGATTAAAACTTACCATATTGCTCGCCGTTGATATAGTATTTTGGTCGATTTCCGGTAAGCCAATCTGAACTTTTGCGGCCTTTGGATCATGAAATATAAGTTTTGAGCAGTTTTCTGGTGTTTCCAGAAAATATACGCCAACAATCTGAGCCCCAAGACCGTGAACGTGTTGTTCCATTAAAGAGTGCTTATGGTGTTCCTGAACCCACATTTCTGTGAATTTAGTCATAAGATTTTCTACATTATAGCCTTGACTTAGTAATATTGACCAAGCTGTTTCGCCAATATACCTACAAAAATCTTCAAGCCTTGGGTCTAAATAAAAATTACCTGACATTTTAACAGGGTATATTTCATTCATATCCTGTTGTTTTTCAGGGAAATATTCCTTAGAAACCTCTTTAACTGTTTCTAAGAATTGAGGACATTTAACAACATAAACTGGAGACGGAAAGTAATAAAAAACGTCTGGTATTGGTTCTGACATAAGTCACACTTAATTAGAATAAGGACTTTATCTTTAATTTAAGAACCAATTACACCATTTTTATGCCGTTGGATAGATTACTAATTCTCTCCCTATTAAGAAGATGATGGTGTTTGCCAATCTTCTACCGGAACCGCAGGCCAACTCGTTACGGGTGTGACCGGAGGATTTACGGCTATAGCTCGAACTTGGCTGCGATACGACAAAAACGCGCCTTGATTTGCTAAATATGGATTTGATAGAGACGGATCTGCAACAGAGGCTATGGCAGTCCAATCTGTATTTGTTAGCAAATTACTTGCTTGTAACTTATTCTGAGCCTTAACTTGGTCATTGTAAGCAGCCTGCTGTTCAGGCGTCATTGTCGCTACAGTCCAATCAAGCGTCCAAACGCCATCAACCAGTGTTGGGTTGGTGTTTTGAGTGCAGGTTTGACTATTAATATCGTATGACGGCTGAGGCAAGATGGTCACAGGGGCGAGCGTATAGCCATTTTCAATAGCCGTCTGTGTCTGTGGAAACCAATAGGCAACATCGTAATTATCGCCATAATTGGTATATGGATTTTGATTTTGCAACGTGGAAAACAAATAAGGATACAGGATAAGAGTTGTTCCCTGCACCTCTGCATACGTTGTCATTTAAATCTCCGTATATTAGGTTATACAACCTCTGTTTCACATTGAGCCTGCGGATTTTCTACAAGGCTGATATTAAAATGAACAAATCTAAAAGGTTTTGTGCTGCCATTTTTGGTAAAACTGTGGGGGAGCCAAGCATTTGTCAATACTAAAACTCCCTCCTCCGGCCTAAAGTGAAATGCATTCGAGGCATATGTAATTTCAGACATGTCAGTTTCAGAAATACCTAACTGCGTCTTGCCAGCTCTTGGGTCATGGAATGTAGCAGCACATGAACCTTCTGGTGTGTCTAGGAAATAAAACCCGACCATCTGGACACCATTATGGTGTATGTGCTGGTCCATTTGGCTGAACTTGTGGTGTTCCTGTGCCCACATTTCAGTAAAAAATGCCGCCTTTGTCTTAACGTCGTATCCCTGCTCCCTTAAAATATTAAGGGCAGTCACCGCCGTGTATGCACAAAAGTCCTGTATTGATGGG